TACTAGTGTGCTTGGTAGCCAGTTTCACGGCTGGCTACCATATCCGGGGGGATGTGACTGATAAAGTCGTGTCTAAATCCGATACCGTATTAATAACCGACACGATCCATGACAGTATCCCGTATCCTGTTTATGAGACACTGGTACAAACAATACCTGAGCCGTTCCCTGTTTATATCACGTTGGACGGTGACACGGTAAAGGAACCTGTATATGTTCCGGTACCCATAACCAGCAAGGAGTACAAGACGGATGATTACCGGCTTTCAATTTCGGGTTACAAGCCTAATCTTGATTACATCGAGGTTTATAGAAGGACTGAGTATATAACCAAGACGATCACCCCCCGTAGATGGGGAATAGGTGTTATTGCCGGTTATGGGATCGGGAAACATGGACTATCACCTTACGTTGGATTGGGTGGATTCTGCAGGATTTGGTGAGGCCTCCATGACTCACGTCCGGGAAGCCCCTATTAACTAGTAATAATAATTCGTCATATGAATAACAAGGGTTGACGTTTTTTTGTTCATGGTTAATTTAATATTAGTTTGATGGTGACTTCGTGAGAACGAACCGGAAAGGGAAGATGAAGAAAAAAGAATCTTCCCTAAATAATCGGATCGGAAGTTTGATTATTTTTTCATGCCACGCACGACGGGAAGATTCTTATAAGTCTTTCTGCCGTGCATTTTTTTTTGCCCGGCTTGATAGTAAAACAAACCACGAAATAAAAAGTTTATGAATAAGGTGGAAATTTTTTACAAAAAAGTGATAGAGGCAGTCTGCAAGGAGTGCGGGACCGATCCGGTAATGATGTTTAGCAACAACAAGGAGAGGAACGTTGACGCTAGGGGAGTGGCTATAACCATACTGGCCGATCGCAAGTTGAGCGACAATATCATATCCGATCTGACTGGAATGACGAGGCAAGCCGTGAACCGGATGCGTAACTTGTACCCGGACAGGATAAGGAGGAGTTACTACCTGAGGAGGACGGTGGAGAGCGTCAAAGAGGAGCTATCCGGTACGGTCTGAGGGTGCGTTATGTTGTAAGGCATGTGATTTGTCTATGAAAAAATTTTCATATAACAAAATTTTGTGCGACCTTTGCGGCGTAAAAGGTGATTTTGTAGCCTCGTCAAGTAACCAGCCTTGGCAGAGGCTTTGTTGTATACGAAAAGTTTCATTATGGAAATATATATGCCACATGCGGTAAATGATATTAGGATAGGAGAAGCCTTCAATCATCTATTCAGGATAATCCTGAAAATGGAGAATTCCGATGATGATGATTTCATATGGAACTTCCAATATACGGCATTTGTGACTCCATTTTTCTTATTGCCTCTTATGCTTTATAGAGATAAGTGCGGTAAGAATGTGGTTTGCAAGAATATATCGGACAGTGTTAAAAGCTATCTGGACTCTATTCATTTTGAAGGAGGTGTAGTAGCTGACAGTGTTAGTGATTTTCATAATTATATGGAATATTTTTCTATGAAAAAATATATTCCTATAATAAAGTTCCCGGGATGTAAAAGCAAGGATAGCATAAAAAACGATATACTGTCTGTAGCAGAGAATATAATGATAAGGCAATTAAATATTGAAGGAGAGTTGAGAAAGGCTTTATCTTATATGCTGACTGAGACGATTGACAATATATCTGAACATTCAGAGAGTGAATTTGGTTATATATTTGCTCAGTATTATCCGTCAAAGAGTTATATAGACATTTGCATAGCGGATAATGGTATAAGTATACTGGGTAGTTATGTTAAGTCTGGCAAGGGAGGTATAACTAACGATGTGGAGGCTTTAAAAAGCGCTGGAAAGGGTATATCGACTAAAAATTTACCAGATACCGAGAATCGTGGTTATGGTATAAGTACTTGCAAGAGAATGTTGTCTAAGGGACTTGGAGGAACATATTTTTTGCTGTCAGGGCAAGCATTTCATCTTATGTCAGAGGAAGAGACATCATATATAGGACTTCCTGATTATATAAAATGGGATGGAACTATAGTGGCATTAAGGATACCATATAAAGAGGAAAGGATGTTTAATTTTTATGAATATTTAGAATGAAGATCATGGAAAAGACAATTGTGATATCAGAATTGATAAGGGGAGAGCTTCGTTCTAGGACAGAAGCTAAAAAAATCTATATGAGGGCTAAGGATTTGAATAGCCCATGTGTACGTATAGATTTTAAGGATGTATACTTTATGTCTCGATCATTTGCGGATGAGTTATGCAATACAATAGAGGCTTTGGCCTTGGATAAAGTGAGGGTCTCTATGGAGAATGAGAACGACTCTATAGATCTGATGATGAAAATAGTAAAAGGTAATAGAAATAAACCGAGGAATATGCATGAGGACAGTGAGGTTAAAGAATTTTCGGACATGGATTCATTGTCAGAGTTCCTGTCTACCATATAAAATTATTTCATGCTATATAAAAGAGAATGATATGAAAAATCCAAAAATAGCTAAGGAGTATAATGAATTCCTAGAAAGGAATAGTTTTGATAAATACTCAGATAGAAAAAAATATATATCTAGTCCAACCACGCTACAATGCATGTATTGGAAACAGGTGGAACCGGTAGAAATAAAAAGTAACCAACCATAAAAATTAAGCGTTGTATATGCCTTTGGTTTGAAAGGTTTAAACAACAACAATAAGCGTCGTCAACACAAATTGGCGGCGCTTTTTTTGTCTTATCCCCTTCCGCAAAGAACTAGCAACAACCTCGCAACAAGCTAGCAAGGAGATATTTATTTAGCAAGGCACTTCTCTGGATTTTTGTGGTGTCCGGGATAACCCGGATATGACCATAAAAAACTTCACATATGGAAGCAGAGAAAATCATTAAAGAGAAAGAGATCGTCCATGAGGATGAGCACAGGGATTACGCGAGCAAGGGCGTGGGTAACGCCGGCTTGACATTGGGTATCATTGGTACGGCTCTTGGAGCTTGGGCGGTGTCACGTAACCGTGGCGGCTTGTTCGGCGGTGGCTGGGGAGCCGGTATGCCCGAGAACGTTAACATCAACACGACCACAGGAGGCGGTGGCGGTTCTGGTGTAGGCGCTCCGACAGCGTTCATGGCATGGGAGAAAGGTTGTGAGGAGGCTATTTCCTTGACTAACTCATTGTGGGGACTTCACGTGTCCAGCATGCAGGCCGATTACGACCATCGTAATACGGATGTAGCCGAGAAATTCCAGCTTTACCAATCACAGGTAAACGGCGATTTCGGGAACTACAAGGCTATCCGTGATCTTAACGACTATCAAACCGACAAGCTTAACAATGCGGCGTTTGGCCTTTACAAGAGCCAACGTGATGGTTTTGACGTATTGGCTAATCGAATCAGCCATCTAGAAAAAGAGGTAGCCGTAGGTGCCGCTATCCGTCCTTACCAAGATCGTCTGATCCAGTGCGAGATTGACAAGGCGTTCACGGCTTCTGTCAACTACACGAGACAGCTTGATTGTCGTAACATCAAGGGCGAGTTGGTATTGCCTAACACCCCTGTCGTTACCGGTTATGGGAGTTACCGTAGCTGCTGTGGGTTTCCCCAGACAAGCGCCCCCGCTGAGACAGCTTGATAATCCGAAGCCCAAACCCAAGGCGAAGGCTAAGGTTAGCAAGAGAAAGAAAAGTTAGTGGTAGCCCCTCGGGGCTTACCACTTTCCTATTACCAACCACTAACAAAAGATATTATGGCATTAAATAACGTATACATAGGAGGTGACCCGTTATTGGGGTCTAACGGTAACATGAGCAATGAGATGGAGGCTTATGAGCGTCAGTTGCAAGAGACCCTCAATCAGATACAGGTTCATAAACAGAGGGTGTTAAACCCTCAGAACCCCAAAAGAAGCCAATCTCCATTATGGGATGAGATGGACAAGGTCGTTAACGACATGACGGACATGGAGATCGAGGCGTTAAACAACGACCCGGAATACCAGAAGGCGCAAAACGCGCTGATGGGAATCCTTAACCGGGAATACATGCGTATCATGCGCCCGATCGTGGAAGAATCCAAGGACGGAAAGGAGATACTGGACAGCCTTATGGCAATCACAAAAAGAGTCAAGAAATCGGCCTCGGAGGAAGCGAACAAGAATATAGCGCTCTTTAATGAGTATACGTCTAAATACGCCGATATGCCCTACGCTGAGTTCCTGAAGCTGAAGAACAGTGGCAAGAAACAACCTAATTAATCGGGATCATGGAACTGAAACAGCAAGCGTTGGAATTGAAGAGCCGGTTGGTGAACTCGGTGGAGATATGGGCGGAGGAAAGGGTTGACTCTTTCGTCTCTGGGAACACGGCATTCAAGCCCCTCGGCAAGTATCTTAAAAGAGGTGTCCACAACATCCTCGTGCAAAAGGACAAGGAGATCACTGATAAGGTGGAGGGTTTCATGATGTTCGTCGCTGACGAGAACGGCAATTACGATAAGGAAGAGCTATTCGATGACGCTATGAACGTATTCAAGAGCATGAAGCCGTATAAGTTCGAGCAAGGATTTATCAAGGGTACGATCGGGGAAGGCTCCATCTTGATAGAGCTTCCTGATAACGGCCTCATGAATTTTATCCTTGGTGACACTAACGCTATCCGTATAACGGAAGCGGATTTTTTGGAGTTGAAATCAATATTTACCGAATAATAATATGAGATATGAGATACAAGGAATTGATGAAGGACTATCATTCGAAAGGAATGGTATCCGAAAAAAAGATGTGGGAGGCCATAGGAGAGCTGGACGAGGCTATGGAGTGTCTAAAAGAGAAAGATCCCGACACGTATGACGAGGCCATACGTGATATACATGAGGTTTTTTGCGGTCCTCATTATAATGAGCATTTCGCTAAGATGGACGTGGCGGCAATGCACCATAAAGGCAAGTCGGGGGAGGATAAGGGTGAGCACTGGAACATCCAGCAAGTAACCGCCGTCGCTAAAGGCATGAGCATACCGGGAAATACCAACATATGGGATGTGTACGTCGCTCTTAATGCGAACTGGCACGACAAGGAGATTAAATTCACGGAATGGTTTGACCATGACGCTGAAAAGAAAATCATCGAGGACGCTATAAATTTCTATTTCCTTGACGATGACGCTCCTGAAGGCAAGGTCTGGATTTATATGTGTGCCATGGATGACTAAGACACGATCACATAACAAGAAAAGAAACGATTCTGTAAGACGGGAGATAGACCGCCTTATAGAATCGTTGTCGTTCGAGCCTATAAACTTTCATGAGGTTATGGCCCGGATTAGGCACTTGATGTGCCATGAATATTCTATGAATAAGAAATATCGTTAGTATATTCTGGATTTCACTTCCTTTGAGAAAAAAAATAATGGACATAGCTATTCGAAAAGCAGATATTTATAAGGAAGTGGAGAAGATTACCTCTATAACTGGTTCCTCTATAAACATGGAGGATGGATCGACCTTGTATGATAAGGTGTGGGCCAATGAATACGATCAAGATATTTTAGATACATTCTGGAGGAATGCTGTAAACACAGTCATATCTCTGTTCATTCGTTATCTGGACAAGGATACGGTAAAACATAATATTATTGAGACTGACAGAGGAGAGATATTTTCCTTGAAAGTAAAGATGCCTGAGCGTTTTGACCGAAGGCTTGAGGGAGGAATTTGCGACTTGGTCTCGGATTTATTGGCTACAATTGTCTTGTCTGGATGGTTTGAGCTAAAATTACCGGAAAAAGTCAAGACCTATAATGATAAGGCGATAGCGTTATCGTCAGAAATAAGAGGAGAACTATTATATCGTGTCTCCCCAGTGCGAGAGAATAGAAAAGACTATGGATTAGATAATTATATATTCGATCAAGTTTATGGCAAATGTACGGATTGTCCTTCACAAGGATGAGATAATGGCAGATATAAAGGCTATAGCCCATGTTACAGGAAGAAGGTTATTGACCCCGGATAA